TGCTGCCTAGAACATTGCCGTTTACAATGTACCCAGCAGATTTCGAAGTCTTCAACGCAGAAGGTAAGCCAGTTGCTTACGTTAAAGCTGCGTTCAGAGCTGGATACGACTACAAAAAAGGTAAAGAGGAAGGTACACTTCCGTATTACCAATTTACTGAATTGCAAGAAGCTGCAAAGCTTAGTGTGGAGAGCATAAACAATACCAAACTAGAACTAGAGTTTGTCTATTTCTATGATGGTAGTTACGGAGAGAGCATAGAAGAGATTGATTACGTAACAGAGCAATACGGTTATTACAAGTATGCAAGAGGTAAGACAAAACACCTTAAGACAAGAGGTTATGAACTAACGTTTGCAGGAGCGCAAACAAAAATAGTTAATGACCCAACAAGAGTGTTTGTCTGATGGTAGGTAGAAATCAACTGCACGACTTAGTTGACCAAATTAATTATAGAACACCCGCAGCTGGTAATAAACATTACGAGCTAGAGGATAGCGAGTACGGTTACAAACTAATACTTGTAGATTCTAAAACTGGTACAGCTAATGACGTAAGTCAAAACTATAAAGCAGCAGGTATACACGCGTTTCTAACTGGTTGGGCAACAAGTCATAACCAAAACTTAGCGAGTGAAAGAGAGAAATATGACAACTATCATACAACTGTTTATTAATCAGTGGCAAGGTCAGTCGTGGGATTGGAAAGTCTTTTACGGATTAGCAATATTCTTTTTTGTTAACTTGTTTTACATGATTAGCAAACTTATGTTTGTTTCATTAAGACTTTACATAGCAGAAAAAAATGCGCCTAAGTCTACGCCTAAGTCAGACTTTATACAAAGAATGATTGATGGAGAAGAACTAAACGCAGACAATATGTTTTAAAGCTAGCAGCGCTACGACCGAAGTATTATACAAATAACACTTGAGCGGCACAGTCATAGCGCTTATCTAATGTTAGCCATGCTTTTGAAAACCTACGCTATAATGTACGAATGGAAACAAAAGTAACTTATGACAGACTACACCTCTTTACATTCGAGGAACAAAATCCTAAAGACCATAACTTAGGAGAAATAGAATTATCAATTAAGCGATTTGGCTTTATAGAACTGCCCGTAGTAAATGACACTACGGGTATTTTAGTTGCAGGACACGGAAGAATATCTGCGCTGCAAGGAATGTACCAAAGACAAGAAGACTTACCGAGATACATAGACTTAGAAGAAGAGACTAATGAATGGTTAGTGCCAACATTACATGTAGAGTTTGAAACAGATGCTGAAGCAAAAGCATATCTTATTGCATCTAACACATTAACAATGGACGGCGGCTGGAATGAAGCAATGTTAATGGAAATGTTATCTGAAATCGATGCGTCTACAGGTTCACTTTTAGGTACAGGTTTTGACCAACAAGCAGTCATGGACATGCTGCATGCAAATGATAAACCAATGTTCGAAGAAGATTTCGGTCAACAAACACATAAAGTAGTTGTACCAGCTGCGGATATAGCACAAGCAGAAGAAATAAAATATGCTTTAGAAGAATTGGGGTACGAATGTCAAGTGAAGACGACTACGAAATAGAACTACCTATACAAATAAAAGAAGCAATGCAGACTTATATATCTTTTTTAACTGCAAACTTTGCATACGATGAAGTAGAAGAAGTAGAATTTCGTATGTTACGAGAATCAATTATAGATGCAATGTTTTTACAAGGAGATTTAGCAGTTATGGAGCGTAACGGCATCGAGATAACAGGCAACGATTTATTTAACGCTGCGTGCATATTGATGACAGATTTGCTATATAATGCTACAAGCGGCAATAACGAAGTCGTAAAAGAAGTTCTGCGAGATGTAGGACTAGCGGTAGTTAACAGCTAAAACTAAACAGGCTTTAGTTTGTTGACCTAACAGGATTAGGTAACAATGGCAGGAAGACCAACGAAACTTACAACAGAATTAATGAATGAGATAGCACAATATCTTCGTGCTGGAAATTACATAGAAACAACAGCTGCCTTAGTAGGCATTAATCGTGACAGTATTTATGAATGGATAAAGCGCGGCAATAAAGAACAAGAGCGTTTAAAACAGAATCCTAGAGCTAAAATACGTAAAAAAGAATCTCTTTTTGTTGAATTTACCGACACAGTAAAAAAGGCACAAGCACAGTCAGAAGCAATGTTAGTTGGATTAATCGGTCAAGCAGCACAAAAGAACTGGACAGCAGCTGCGTGGAGATTAGAACGCAAGTTCCCCGATAAGTGGGGTAGAACAGAACGTAATGTTGCAACAGCGCAAGATGACCCAGTAAAAGAATTAGCTAAACAAATAGAGGACTTACGCAATGATAAATCTACAGAAGGGTAAGCAACTTGATTCGATACTAGATTCAACAGCACGTATAAATATATGGCAAGGTTCTGTATCTAGTGGCAAGACAATATCATCGCTTATCAGATGGATTGAATTTTGTCAGACTGGCGCAAAAGGTAACTTATTAATGGTAGGTAAGACCGAAAGAACGCTGAAAAGGAACGTAATTGACGTTTTAGGCGAGTTAATGGACGGTTCGGGCAGTTTAATTACACGAACTGGTAGTGGAGAGATACAAATAGGCAACAGAACTATCTATATCGTAGGTGCTAATGACGAGAGAGCTGAAGCAAAGATACGTGGGCTGACACTTGCTGGTGCTTATGGAGACGAAGTAACACTATGGGCTGAATCTTTTTTTAATATGCTTTTATCTCGATTACGTGTACAGAACGCACAAATGTTCTTAACCACTAACCCCGATAGTCCGAANCACTGGTTAAAGAAGAAGTTTTTAGATAGAGAAGATGAACTTGACATAAAAAACTTTGCTTTTGAATTAGACGATAATCATACACTTGACCCTAAGTATGTACAGTCACTGAAGGCAGAGTACAGTCCAGCATCTAGTTTATGGTACAGAAGATTTATAAACGGCGAATGGGTAATGGCAGAAGGCGCTGTCTATGATTGTTTTGATAGATTACATAATGTTGTTAATGAGCTGCCGAAGATGAGAGAGTACTGGGTAGGCATTGACTATGGCACAACTAATCCGTTTACCGCTATTCTTATAGGCGAAGGAGAAGACGACAAGTTATATGCAGTCAAAGAATACTATTATGATTCTAAAAAAGGACAAAGACAATTATCTGATGCAGAGTACTCAAGAGAACTAACAAAGTTTTTAGATGGCTATGATGTCAGACGTATTTTTGTTGACCCTTCTGCGGCAAGTTTTATTACGCAGCTGTGGAGAGATAATCATTTAGGTGTATCAAAAGCGAACAACAATGTACAAGATGGTATTAGAATAGTATATAACTTATTAGGCAGTCGTAAGCTGCAAGTTCATAACAGCTGTACGAACTTAATTGAAGAAATTGAGTCGTATGTTTGGGATGTCAAGCAACAAGAAAAAGGCGAAGATAAACCTTTAAAACGTAATGACCATGCAGTAGATGCGCTAAGATATGCAATGATAAGTTTAGGCGCTATATGGCGACATTGGATTACAAGGAGTGAGTGACTAGATGCCAAAGAAAAAAGGTTATCCTAAAGCACAAAAGGCAAAGAAAAAAGGAATGCCTAAAAAAAAGAAAAAATATTAATGTTAAATCTACCCGCAAACGGGTCGGCTTATCCGCCCGAAAACCACAAACAAATATTTAGGGTTTATCAAGAACATTCTGCATGGCATGCGGGAGACCCAGCTGTACTTAGAAAGACGTATGCTGATGTGCCACAAGACTACAGACCAAGACGTTATATGTTTTGGACACGTAAGGGCGCAACAGAGCTGCAAACAGACAGACATCAGATACACGTACCTTTAGCTGGAGACATAGCACAAACAAGTGCTGATTTATTATTTTCTGAACCACCTAACTTTGTTATACAAGATGAAGAAGCATCAGACCAAGACACAATAAACACACAAGATGCACTTAACAATTTAATAGATTACTGCGGACTTAAAAATAAACTACTAGAAGCTGGCGAGACATCATCGGCAATGGGTGGTGTATTTTTAAGATTAGTTTGGGATAGTAGATTTATGGATTCTCCAAAGATACAAGTAGTTAACCCCGACAGGGCTATTGCAACGTTTATGTATGGAGAGTTAGTCGCCGTAGGATATGTTAGCGAATATGAACCAGTAGATGGGCAAGGTGTTTATCGTCATATTGAACATCATAGAGACGGCAGAATAGAACACGCATTGTATCATGGCACTAAGACCAATATTGGTACGAGAGTAGAGCTGACTAAACTAGCAGATACGTCTGACCTTGAAGAAGAAGTCATATTACCGTTTGATGGACTTGCTTCTGTTTATGTACCTAATCAAAGACCACTAAGAAGATTAAAAGGTTACGAATATGGTCGTTCTGATTATGACGGCATAGAAGGCTTATTTGACGCTATTGATGAATCTTACACATCATGGATGCGAGATATTAGACTTGGTAAATCAAGAATAATTGTTCCTACAGAGTATTTAGAAAGAAGAGGTCGTGGTAGAGGTACTACTTTTGATATAGATGCAGAAGTATTTACTGGATTAGAGATAGACCCTAACGGAGAATCTAAAGGTATACAGCCAATACAGTTTGACATCAGAGATGTAGCACATAAAAACACCGTGATGGAGCTTATAGACAGAGCCGTTACAGCTGCTGGTTACAGTCCACAGTCATTCGGCATAAATATAGAAGGTAGAGCAGAGAGCGGTACAGCACTGAAGTTACGTGAAAGAAAATCATTTACAACACAAGGTAAAAAGCAAAGATACTATACACCACCATTACAAGACATACTTTATAAATTACAACTTATTGATGTAGAAATATTTAGTAAACAATACAAACCATTAAAATTACGTATTGAATGGCAAGATGCAGTACAACAAGATGTTAGAGAATCTGCAACAGTAATTGAATCACTACATAGAGCGCAAGCTGCATCATTAGATACAAAAGTTAGATTGCTTAACCCCGAACTATCAGAAGAAGAAGTCGAACAAGAAGTACTTAAGATTGCAACTAATTTTAACTTGTCTGACCAAAACGTATCTGATGTTCTAGACTTACCATGATATGGCTTATGACCCAGTTAATAATGAACAGCTAGTCGAATCTCAAGCTGAAGTATTCAGAGACATTGCTGATTTTCTAACAGAGCTTACAGCTAATGAAGTACTAGATGGCAATACTAATGTTGAATATATAACTTCAGTAGAATCATGGCTACAATTTAAACAAAAATCTTATACAAAGTTATTTCAAGAAGCAACAAGACAAGCTGACAAAGCTATTGCAGCAATACCTACATCAATAACTAATGCAGTAGAAATAGCATACTCAATTGGAGAACAGACAGCAGCAGCAGAATTACTAGCCGCAGGAATTACACCCGATGTAAGTGGTTCATTTCAAACATTATCTCAATATGCACTAGATGGACTTATGGATGCTGCAATTAACCGTATGGGTAACAGAGTTAACAAGTTATCAATTGTAAATGGCGTACAAGACGCATATAGAGAAGCTACAGAGTCGGCAGCAGCACTTGTGCTAAGTGGTGGCGCAACATTAGAGGATGCAACAGAAATAGCCGTCAACAGTTTATTAGACAAAGGTTTAAAGACTATAAATGTCGGCAATAGGAAGATGGGGATAGATGCTTACGCTGAAACGTCAATCAGAACTATTGCTGGTAATGCACAAGTACAAGGTTCAGTAGATAGATATGAAGATGCAGACCAATATCTTAGTTTTGTTACTGATAGTCCAATGGAGTGCGAATTATGCAGACCGTATGAAGGTAAAGTTATTAGAACAACTAACGACTTAGAAAAACTTCCGTCAAAATACCATGAAGTACCAAGTTTAGATATGGCTAAAGAAAAAGGTTTATTTCATCCTAACTGTACACATTCGCTGCAAGTTTATATTGAAGGCTACTCTGAACCACCGACAGATACAGATGACAGTGTTAATGGAGATAGGCGCAGTAAGATACGTAGATTACAAAAACTAGAAAAAACTAACAGACTAAAAGAAAAGATATACAGAGAGAATGGCAGCAAGAATCGTGCAGCTGGCGCAAAGAAAAGAGCTGCAAAATATAAAGCAGAACGTAGAAGACTAGAAAACTTGCTTGAACGTAATTCATTAGGCTGGTTTACTGGAGAACAGAGACTAAGACGTTTAGCTGAATCTGTCAACATACCAGTAGAAGTACTTGACCAAGCAAAAGGTAACTTACCGCAGCTTAACAAGTTAGTTAGTCAAGCAGGCGGATTTACTGGCATAGACCCAAGACTTATTAGCCCACAAGTTAGAGCAGATGTAGCAGCAGTACTAGAACCGCCAAACATTAAAGACTATGGTGTTGATAGTTTTGACAAGTTGACAGTACAGCAGCAAAAAGACTTACGATATGCTTTTTATAAGTTTTATGAAGCAGACGTTGGTGTAATGAACTACTTAGAAGATAATGCTAGTTTTCATAAACCGCCCCCATTACCGCAAGAAGTAAAGAGTAAAAAACAATTTGATGACTTTGTAAGCTCAAGAAGTGGTTCTAAACATTACTCTAATGATTACGGTCAATGGAAATGGGATAACAACAAAGGTAAACCAGTTATTGCATGGCAAGATGATTTAAAAGAACAATGGGCTGACACTATAGATAGAAAAATATTAGAACAAAAAGCAGCTGGCGCTAGAACAGATGGGCAACAAGTCATAGCTGGTGGTTTGCCTTCATCGGGTAAAACGTTCACACTAGCTAATAAAGGTAAAGTTGACGCAATAAGAACTTACAACTTAGATGATTATGTATTGTTAAACTCTGATGATTTTAAGACAGAAATTATTATAAGAGATTATGCAAGTAAAATTGATAAAAACATAGATAAGAAAATGTCAGAGTTGTTCATTGCAGCAGACGCAACGGCAGCAGGTTCTAAATTAGAAAAAAGCCATCCATTGTATAAACTTATAAATGCAACACACCCCGATATAGCAAAAGATATTTTAAACAAAGATTTTAGTAAGGATATTTTGACTGATGTACGTGAAGCTATTGTAACAAGAACACCTATTGGTAATACAGGGTTATTTGGATATGAAGCTGCAAACATAATACATGGCGAATCATCCGCAATGCTAAAGGTAGCAACTGATGAAGTAGGTAAAGAAAGATTAAACATTATACATGACGTGACGTTAGGTTCAACAAGACCTATAGAAGCTGCAACTAGATTAATTGAAAAAAATAACTACGCACAAGCAGATGTTATGTTTATAAACTTTACTAAAAGGCAAGCAGTCGATTCTGTAGTTGATAGGTACATAAAAGGTAACTTTAATAACGTTCTTACAACAGGTAGAGGTGGTCGTTATGTTACTCAACAAGTATTAGATGGTATGACTAAAACTATAAACAAAACTGACAGTGCAGGTAAGCAGCTGCGTGAAAGAACTTTAGATTTACTTGGTAGAGAAGCAATGGCTGATAACGAAGGATTCTTAGTAGATTTATTAGAATCAGACATCATATCAGAAGATTTAGAAGACATACAGATTATAAATAGGTATAGCGAAATAGACCCTAATAATCGAGGACAAGCAGTACCACTCCGTATCGAACTAGAATATAAAAATGGCAAGATAGTTGCTAAAAGAGCTGCTAAAGGAGCTGACGGACTAAAGGTTAGAACAAGTAAAGCAAGTCAAAAGGTAGTAAGAAAAAACAATGTACCAATAGACCAAACAGATGCAATTAGAGAATCACAATTTAATAAGAATGGAACAGTTAAAGAGACTTTTGCACAACAAATAAAAGAACGTAGAAAAAGTTTCGTTGATGCAAATTTAGGTGCAGATGATGCAGGTTTATATTTAATTGCAAAAGAACAAGGATTTACAGGAACACCAGCAACTAAAAAAACAGTCAAAGAATTGTTTGAAGGTAATGCGCCTAAAAGTTACAACTTAGCTTCGGGTAGCCCCAAATTAAAAATACAGAATGGTATACTTAAAGAAGATATAGTTACATATCGTGGGTTATCAGACCGCGTAGACCGTACAGCACAACGAGTTGTAACAACACAAAAAAAACCAGTTGCTAAATCTATTAGTTTTGGCGCACAAAATTACGATGCGTACGATATAGGAGCAAGATTTTATGAAGACAAGGGATTAGTTTTTTGGGAATTACAAGACTGGATAGATGGTCTTAAAGTACATGTAGATAACATAGGTTTAACAATACCTTTAGAAACTATAGACAAAGATGCGTTACAAGAAACTATAGATAGATTTGCAGTTTTAAATAAAAATTCATCTTTAAATTATACAATGCCCAAAAAAGGATTTATAGACCAATCATTATTTAAGCAGCCATTGTTTCAAGAAATTTATGATGATGTTTTATTTGAAAAAGGATTAAGTGTAAAACAAGCTAAAAACTTACCAGTTTTAAAAACAGGACTAAGTATGCACGAAGATTTTATTAAAGGGGATTATTGGGCTGGCAATGGTATTTACGGGCACGGAACATATACTGATGTAGATACAAATATAGCAATAGGTTATGCAGAGATGAAAGACCAAGCTTTTGGTTATGGCGAAGGCGGTGTAGTACAGGCAATGTTAATACCGCAAGGTACAAAATTTGCACCTAATGAAGTTGTAGAACAAGTAAACGAGGAAGTTATAAAAGCAAGAAGAAAAATAGCAAAAACAGTTAATGGTGTTGTAGAAGTTGATGTAAAGACTTATAATAGATTTGAAGATACTATAGAAAATGATGTAGGTCGTAGACTTGCTGCTATGGGCTATCAAGCATATAGTGTAGAATATTTTGCAAACAAATCACATATTGTAATCCTTGACAGGTCGGCTGTTGTAGTCGCTGAACAGCCACTTATCATTAATGGTGTACCACAAGATAGTTAGGAGAAAAATAATATTATGAAAGTTAGTCCAATGACAAGCAGAAGGCTAGCGCTATTAGCAAAAAATCTGCCACCTAAAGATATGATAGAGTATTGTGATTTCATATTAGAAGGCGGAGATAGGGAAGCGTGGTTAATGCAATACGAAATAAAACAAAGAGAAAGAATAGATAAAAAATATGAGCTTTAAAACAGCGTTAGTGTTAGAGATAGCATTAGATACTTGGGAAGAAAAGAAAACAAAAGATAATTGGGAAAAAGTTTTAGCAGCTGGCACTAAACATACTTTTACAGATACAGAGACTGACGAATATGCTGATGTAAATACAACACTTACAGATTCAGAATCTATTTATGCACGTTTACGATTACCACAAAAAAAAGCTATAGAGTTAGTCAATCACATTTATAACTCATAGTATGATTAGACAATGACAATTCAAGTAGGAGATGCAAGAGCAGACATCAAAGTACTTAATGTATATGAAGAGATAGAAAGGGAAGGGCAAGCATTCTTTGTTTGCAAAGTCCAGTATAAATCAACACACGCGGGAGTTGGGCATAGGCGTTCTATCTTAACAAAAAACAATTTAGATGAAATTGTAGAATGCGGCAATGTTAAGAGAATTACAGACTCTGCTGACTTTGACAGAATTATCGATGCTTACTTAGAAATATATGGCTAAACCTAAATGCAATGTATGCGGCAAACAACTACGAAAATTAAACGACAACAAATGGATGTGCGGTCAATCGCCTTCTGTTTGTAAAGAATCACTAAAAATAACTTATATAAAATTAGAGGAAGAATAACTTG